CGCATCTGCGGGCTGTCCAGATAGCTGATCTGGCTGGTACCCGTCAGGTTGTCCGTCATGTTCATCACACCCACCGTCTTCATCGCGTTGAACGGGGCCATCTCGCGGATCTTGTCATAGTTCTCGGCTACGATGTCGATCATGGCACCCTTCAAGGCTTTCTGGCGGTCGGCGAAGGCTTCGGCCTCGATGGAAGCCTTGATCTTGCCGTTCGATGAAATCAGGCTGTTGACCTTCTCGCGAAGTTCCACAAGGCTTTCACCCTTCTTCTGTGCGTCCTCATTCAGTTGAGCGACCGTTGCAGCATGCTTTGCGTCGAGGGCTGCGACCTCGGTGGCCAGTTGGGCCTTCAGCTCGGCCACCTTGGGCTCGAGCGCGCTTACGATGTCTTTTACTTCCACGTTATCAGTGTTTTGATTGTTTGTAAATAGCTATGTCCCAAGCATCCTTCACCATCTGCACGAAATCGACCGTTGGCGGTGCAGGGTCTGCGATCGCAGGAGCCTGTGCGCTACTTATGTCCTCGATCAGTTGATTCAGTTGCTTAATTTCCAACATCAGTAGTTCAATGGTTTCATCCGTGGCATCGGTGTACTTTACGAACTTCTCAAGTTGCTTGACCCTTGCCTTGCGCTGGTCCAGCGACTTGACACCTAACATCGGCGTGTATTCGTTCGCACCCCATGATGTCAAAGACGAACCTTCGTACAAAGTTATGTCAAGCAGTTCATTTGCGTCTTTGCCCTTCTTATGATTGCGCACGTTGAAGCCAATGGAATGTTCTTTCACCAGATCGGATTCTACCATCTTGATGAAGTCCCGCCCAAGGTTATGGGTGCCGATTTGGCTTTCATAGTACAGGCCGTAACTGTCCTCTTTCAGCACGGTGATCTTGCCAAGCGGCTGCCGTGGGTCGTGGTTGAGCAGATGCTTGACCCGCCCTTTGGGGAACCAGTCTTCAATCGACCTTTTGAAGGCACCAGGTCGGATGATGTCCCCGTCACTGTCAATTATGTTGAACGCGGAAAAGTAACCGGACACGATGCCTTTTTTGGCATCCACGTCCTTTACATCCTGCGTCATGCGTTTGTAACCGTATATCATCGGCTCATTTTTATTATCAATTGACCGCAATTTAGCGATTGCCCAGTTAATGCCTGCATCACCTCCCCATGCATCCCACATGATGCCTCCGCACCCTTCGCTGTACGGCACGTCTTTGTTCTGCTGGTGGCGTTTGAATGATGCCATCCGCGCGATGGTGTCACGGCTCAAAGGTTCCCTGTCGGCAAGCTGCCGCGCTCTCGTCCATCCAACTGGCGTACCACATGATGACCCGTTTTCTTCTTTGTATTTCAATGCGCGCTTTGCGTTGTTGCTGGCCGCTTCGGGATAGTCGTTGTAGGTTTCTTCCTTGGTATCGGCAGACAATGCTTTCATATCGTCATCGTCACCTTCTTCTTCCTCCGCTTCGATTGCAAGATATGCGGCATAGGCGCGAAGTGCTGCCGTCTCGGTGTTGTAAATACATTCACCGTCTCCTATCTTCCATTTGCCGTTGTCACACTTTTCTACTGGCATCAGATGAATCTTTTGGGTATCAGGTTACCATTCGCGTCCCGCTTGTTCTCAAAGCCCAGAACGCACCTGCAATTTATGGTAAATGCGGCAGGTGCCTGTGCATCCAATGGGTACTGTGCATTTGCAATGATGCCTTTGGTCCGTCCTGTCTGTTGAAAGGCTTGGTCAAGTTCCTGTACGGTTCCATCAAGTGCGGCATGATCGTATTCGTCCTTTTCCCGGTACCTGCGCGTCCTGCTGTCTATCGAACTGATCCACTCCTTTGTCACCTCATAGTCCTGAAGCCTCGCGGCCTCAAAAGCTGCAATGTTTGCCGCTCTGTTAGATTCCGTCCGGGTTATAGTCAATGCACGTTCAGGGTTGGCCACCTGTTCCGTGATTAGCCTTGCCGTATCGACGAATGAAAGTTGTTCGACGGTTGATCGGTTAAGTATTTGCAGGATGCGCTCCTTTGTCGTTGTCTCCACTGCCGTCAGCAGTTCAAGTGCTTGGCGGGTCAATATCTCGACAAGGTTTAGCAGAAAATTGGCATTGAAGAAGGATATTTTCTGCGTCCGTGTCAGATACCTGTTTACATCCTTGCCGAACTTCAACCCCACTTCCTTGTGCATCTGCTCGATGACGGAAAGCAATTGTGGGTTGACAAGCCCAAAGGAACGGAATGCCGTCTGAAACCCGACACGCTCGGATTCGGCAATGAACCTTTTGGCCTCACCCTCCAGTGCCTTCAGGATGCGCGGCAGGTACTTCTGCTCGTACTTGCGCAATAGCCTGTGCCAGTTCTGCTGATATGTTCGCCGTTGGTTGTAGTTCACGTCTTATTCTTGCCTCATATGCCTGCCGTGCTGCCTGCCGCATCCGATATTCCGTCATGCACGTCCTTTCGGTCGGCAGCTTCGGAAATCGTCGGTAGATCAGTTGCCATATCAGTGCCTCATCCAACATTGCCAAGGTTGCCTGCTTCAGTTGTCAGGGTCATCGTGGCTTCATCGATGGGTACCAACCCCTGCGCGATGTACGCGGATTCGTATGCCCCACCCTTCGGTTCGTAGTTCATTGCGATTCGCTTTTCATCGTATGTCAGCCAATCGGCCGACCGAAGGCCGTTAACCATCTTTTCCATGTCCCTTTGCAGTTCGGGAAGGGCCATGATGTCGAAGTCGATGAACACATTTCTGTCATTCATCCTCGGCACCAGCCATTTGTTCAGCTCATCCCGAAGTTGTGCGCACATCGGAACGATCGTGTTGGTCACAAGGTCGCGCAGTGCGTTTTGGTAGTTGTTGTCGGCCATGTTGTCGGCACTGAACAGGACCACCGGAAGGGAGAACACCCGGCACCATTGTTCAATGCTGAACTTCATCGTGTCGATCAAAGCCATTTCGGAAGATGTCAGACCGAAGTTCAGGAACTCCCAAGGGGTCTGCAACATGGCCACCTGACCGTATCGGTCATTGTTGTTGACCCGGTCTGCCAATGCACGCTGCATGTTGGCTGCGGTCTTCTCGTCTACCAAGGGGATTTGATTGCCCACAGGCTTTGGTACCAAAGCACCCTTCGCGCCACCATTGGCCATCAGCTTGGCTGCTGCCTTCTGGGCTTCTGCACCCATCAGGTAGTTGTTCCATGCGGCCTTGATGGGGGACACCCCACGCAGATGGGTGCGGGTGACGGAATCGAACTGTGGGTTCCATGACTTCCACTGCATCACATCATCCTTTCCAAGGGGGATGTTTCCGGTGGCCGATGTCAGGTACCAGCCCTTAATTCCGAACAAGTCTTTGGAATCCGAAACCAAGTCCATGTACTGTGAAGGCATGACCAACAGTTCGGTGAACTGCCCACGGTCGATGTTGCCGTCATTGCCCCAGATGAAGCCCTCGCCCGTGAGGAACCTCATGCCGAAAAGTTGCTCAAAGAACTGGTCTTGCCCTTGGTATCCGTTGGGGTTGGCAAGTAGTTGCGCAGTGTTGGTGTCCTGCGCGATCATGTTCTCGTCGTAGGCCGCTTTCCGCTCACGGATGGCCTGATCCAATGCACCCGGATGGCCAAGCCCCTTGGTCAGTCGCTTGTAGCGTTCAAGCGATACCCGTGCCTTTTGCCCGTTGTTGGTTCGGTACACATACCACGGGATGGACGCAGCCTTGCGCGCAAGGAAGCTGACGATGGCATACACGTCACTGTTGTCCTCGTAAGCACTCGTGTACTTCTGCGCATCGAACTGCCCAAGGATTTGCCCATAGTTTACCGGTATCATGCCGAAGGTGGCGGCGGTAGGGTTTAGACCCTTCTTGCGGCCCAACAATCTGTCAAGTAGCGTCATATCACTCCCCAGGTTACTTTTGGTGTCTTTGTCCGTGTGAAGATGGCATATCGCATGGCATCCAACAGGTGGTCATCTGCTTTCACAGGCTCCTTGTCGATGATCTTACCATTCATGTCCGTCTTCCACTTATACTTTTTCAATTCATTCAGCAGATTGGTACTTGACGCGGTGATGAACAAAGGTAAAGATTTGACCTTCATGATGCCGGCATAGACATCCTTGTCCGCTGGCTTGACGTTCAGGCCCGATCGGTACAGTTCGTCAATGGTCTTTGGTTCGGCTGCGTCACAGTAAATGTCGGCATATCGGTCTGGCACCAGTTCGGGAATGATTTGCATAAGTTCCCCGGTATTTATGCCCGACCTGTACAAAAGTTCATGCACGTATGCACATTCATCCGCGATTGTCACCCGCACCATTGCCGTTGGATTGCGGAACCCGAAGTCAAGGCCGTAGAACACGTCACCCTGTGGGATGTCGTTGGTCACCCGCCAATGGGTGTATATCTGTTCCTGACTTGCTCCGCGTTCACCCAAACCGAACACCTTCCACATCATCGGGTCTGCCTGTGCGTAGCCTTCGATGACGCGTTTCTGGGAATCGGGAAGAAATCTGTTTTCCTTATACGTGCTGTGTATCTTGATCGCATCCTTCCCGTCCGCAAGGTGATAGCACCACACGTCGAAGTCGGAAGGGTTAAGGTCAGTGACCACCTTGTGTTTGGTCCGCATGTCCAGTTGGTCGAACAAGGCTTTTGACAGCAGGTTGGCTTCGTTGCAAAACAGCACATCCCTGCCAGGACCCTTGGCACGGTCGTGGTCCTCCAATCCAAAAA